TTATGGATAAATTCAAAGACAAGGTACATATGTTTCAAAAGAAGATACCAAGTTTTACAGATGCCGATGGCGTTGAATGGTCAGGATACGAATATATAGCGGTTAAAAAATGAGAAATATAATTAGAACATTAATGGTTGTGGTTGTAGTAGCATTTTGTTCTACTACATGGGTATATTATAATATAGATGGTAAGGCTAGAGCAGAAACACTTATTCCTAAACTGCCTGATTTTGAACACACAAATAATCAACAATTTTTAAATAATGTCAAACAGTGTGTAGATTATATTGAACATACAACATCAGACATATATCCAGTAAATTTAGAATTATTGTTAGCACAGGCAGCACTAGAGTCAGGTTGGGGTAATAGTAGATTTGCTAGAGAAGGTAAAAACTTATTTGGTATTAGAACTTACAATTTAAAAGAACCTCATATGTTACCATCAAACAATCCAAAGAAGTGGGGCGTAAAAGTTTATATGCATGAATGTGATAGTGTATTGAATTATATTAACATACTAAATAATGGTAGTGCTTATAAAAAGTACAGACAATTAAGAGAAGATGGCATTGACGATCCATTTATACTAGTTGAAACACTTGACGCCTATGCTAGTGATAAAAATTATTTTTCAAAGATAAAAAGTATATTAAGAAAATTAAGAAACGAGTATAAAATCAACTAATGTTTTTAACACTATTAACATTTTTATCGGCTATCTCTATTTCCGTAATAGCAGCTGGGTATTCTATCGTAGGATTAGCGACATTGTTTGCTGGTGCTGTTGTCCCCATCATAGCAATGGGTTCAGCATTAGAAGTAGGTAAGTTAGTTGCAGCCAGTTGGTTATATCACAATTGGAATAGTGATGTACCACGCTTACTAAAAAGTTATTTATTTGGTGCAATCATAATATTAATATTCATAACATCATTAGGTATCTTTGGTTTTCTATCAAAGGCTCACCTAGATCAAGTCAAACCCACATCAAGTAATAATATTAAAATAGAAGTTATAGATAAACAAATAAATCAACAAGAGATTATTATAGAGAGAGCAGAAAAACAAATTAACCTATTAGACAAAGCATTAGAAGTTTATATTGATAAAGAGTATGTTAGTAAAGGTTTAAAAGAACGTAAAAAACAAGAAGAAGAAAGAACTCTATTAACAAATACAATAAATGAGGCAAGTGATAAGATTGCTGAATTAACAAATAGTAAAGCAGAATTACAATTATCACAAGATAAGATTGAGGCAGAAGTAGGACCCATTAAATATGTGGCAGAATTAATATATGGTGAGAAGGCACAAGACAATTTTGATAAGTCAGTAAGGTTTGTTATACTCATACTCATATTTGTATTTGATCCACTCGCTGTACTTCTCTTAATCGCAGCAAACATATCGCTGAGACAATGGCGTAAAAAAAGAAATCTAATTAAGAGTGAAGAAAAATTTGATTTAGAAGAAAAATTAGATAGAGAACGTAGTAAGTTAAAAAAAGTTAGAGAGAAGACTAGAGACTACAGAAAAATGATGACTAAAATAGGTGACTTTAAAGATATGTCACCAGATGAAATAAAAGTGAAACTGGACCAAATTTATGACTGGAATGATAAAAGTATTAAGTAGTCTATTATTACTGGTGATTCTATCAAGTTGTACAAAAACCCATTGTATATCTCATAGTGTTTGGACAACGAAGTGTGAGAAAAAAGTAGATTGGAATAACCCTGGGTTTAAAGTGGTTAGAACTATTATAACACAAGGTGCAAATGTGGGCAAATAGAGGGTTGACAATCACCCTAAACCGTGATATATTATATACCATGACTAGTAAAAATGAAAAGATAAAAAAATTAGAGAACTTAGCAAAGGCTTGTGCTGATGCTAAAGATGATGAAATGAAAAAGATGTGGTTTGATAAACTTATTGATCTTGCTAAACAATATGACATGAGAGATTTTGTTATGAATAAATTAGTACACTAATGATACCTAAAGAATTACTACAAGGTATAAAATTTATACTATACATCACATTTGGAGGTATCGCATTATTTTATGGCGGTTGGAACTTTCCTTATCCGACAGCGATATTAGTAATGGTAGTAAGTGTAGGATTTTTAGTATATACAAGAAAGTGGTTTGAATGAACAATTTATTTAAAACAATTTTATTTTATGAATTACTTGCTTTTTTAATATGGAATATAATGGTAAGAACACAATCAGATTATGAAATGTGGTTATTTGATAATATACATAAAACGATATATATTATTTTATCTTCTATGTTATTAATAGCGACACTAGTTTATGTGGCTAAAGTTGTAGGTAGTAAATTTAATAAACCTAAAATATTAGAAAAAGATCCTAGGAGGCCAGAGTGAATATATTTTATTTAGATAAAGACCCAGTAAAAGCAGCAGAATATTCTTGTGATAAACACGTTGTAAAAATGATATTAGAATCTGCTCAAATGTTATGTACTGCACATAGAGTACAAGACGGTGAAATGGTGATAGGTAAATCTGTTACAGGTAGAAAAAGAACTACTTACAAACACCCTAATTCAAATATGGATGCTATATTGTATGGCGCTGGTTGGTTAAAACACCCTAGTTGTATATGGATTATGGATAGTGCATATAATTATATGTGGTTATATAAACATATGATGGCACTTGGTGATGAATATACAAAGAGATATGGTAAAGTACATTTAACGATTCAAAAACTAGGTGACTTATTAAAACACCCACCAAAGAATGCAGCATTAAATAAAAAAGGTTATGACGCTACACCTGCGATGCCAGAAGAATGTAAAATACCAGGTGATAGTGTTGCAAGTTATAGAAAATATTACATTATGAAAAAAGCTAGATTTGCGACTTGGAAAAATAGAGTGCCACCTAAATGGTTTGCAGAAGGACTAATTAAACATCTAGGAGGAACAATCGCAGATGGCTAAAATGGACGACATGGAAGAACTCTCTTATAGAGAAAGTAAAAATCAAACAAAAACAAGACGAGAAGATGGACTAAATATGATTAGACCATTTACCTTTGACGAGAAGAAAATTTTATGGGATGGATTATATAACGATGGCTACAAAAGAAAAAATATTTGAACGAAATCCTGATACAGGAGTTATTAGATGGCGATATGTAGGTGAGTCACATGAAAAGTTTGGTTGGCCTAACTATGGCAGAATATTGAAGGAGAAAAAAAATGCGAGAACAAATAATAGAAGCACTAAAAAAACACGCTGAAGGTCACATAGAAAAACACAAAGCAAATGTTGAAGTGTTATTACAAAAGACCGCTGGTATTGCAGAGCATCCTGATACTTTAGAAACAATTGAAAAAGAATTAAAGATTATTGCTGAGTATGATGATGAACTAGAAATGTTAAAGAAATATTTTTAATGAGTGAACAACCACAACTATTTGAGACCGAAGATCAGTATGGTAATGATATTATACAAGGTCCTAAATTACCACACACAGATATGTCATTTAAAGAAAAACTTATAGACCCAAAAAATAAATGTCTAGGTGTTAGTTATTGGAACTTGGGTAATCATGTTTTACTAATATTATTCACAATGTGCATAGGTTTTGTTATCTATGCTTCTTACTAATGCCAATTTACACATTTTACAATAAAAAGACCAAAAAGCAATTTGATGATATGATGTCTATTGCTGAGATGGAAGATTATCTAAAGAAGAATAAACACATATCACAGGTAATTTCAGGAATAAATATAGTGGCAAGTACAGGTGAGAGAACTGGTAAGACAGATGCGGGTTGGAAAGAAAATTTAAGTAGGATCGCCGAGGCTCACCCAAGAAGTAATCTTGCAAAGAGATATGGTAAGAAGACAATCAAACAAGTTAAAACAGAACAAGTAATTAAGAAACATAGTAAGAGGATAATTAACAATGGCTAAAGATATACCAGATTATATGCGTGGTTTTGACCTTGATGAAGATTGGGGTATGACGCCAGTATCTTCAGCACCTACAGTAAAATCAGAACCTACAATAGATAAAAAAGATATAGAAAATTTAGGACAACAAACTAATTTAGAAATCTCTAAAGTAAAAAGTGACGTATCATCAATTAAGTCTATGATGAATGAAGTTATGCAGATTGTTGCAGAAAAAGATAATATTACTAAAGATGTACAAGACGCAGACACACAAAAGAGATTTAAAGAAATTGAAAAAATAATATTACCATTTTTGTATAATCTACAAAAAACTGATGAGCCATATATTCATTGGCCTAATAGAGGTCCAATCATTAAAGCTCAAATAGAAAAGTTATTAAAACTAACGAGAGGATAACATGAAACTAAGCAATAATTTTTCTCTTAAGGAAATGGTTAAGAGCCAGACAGCAGAGAGAAAAGGGATTAACAATAATCCAAGTGAAGATCATATGAACAATTTAAAATTGTTATGTGAAAATGTGCTACAACCAGTAAGAGATCACTTTGGTAAAGTAGTATCAGTAAGCTCGGGTTATAGATCAGAAGCATTATGTGAAGCGATAGGTTCTAGTAAGAACTCACAGCACGCAAAAGGTCAGGCAGCTGACTTTGAGATTTTTGATGTTTCTAATCAGGAACTGGTTATATGGATTGACAAAAATTTAGATTATGACCAGATGATTTTGGAGTTTTGGAAAGGTCCAGACGAACCAAATTCAGGTTGGGTGCATTGTTCTTATAAGAAAGAAGGTAATAGAAAACAATTACTGAGAGCTTATAAAGAAGACGGTAGAACAAAGTACGAAGAATACAAATACTGAACGCCCAACGAACTTAATAATATGTACATGAAGTACAGGTCAGTCTAGCACTTGACAGATTGCCTATATTATGATATATTATGAGTAATAAAATATGAAAGTGATTATAATATGAAAAAATTTAATTTTATAGATTTAGACAAATCAAAACTTCCAGTCACTAAAGGTAAAAAAGTAGATGGCTTTCGTTTCTATGATATAGACGGAAAGGCATACCCATCTGTTACTAGTGTATTAGGTATCAAAAAGAAAGCAGAACTACAAGGTTGGCGTGAAAAGATTGGTGAAAATGTTGCCAATTGGGAAATGGGTAGAGCCGCTAGACGTGGTAAAGCCACACACTTACTTGTAGAAGAATATTTAAAAGGTCAAACACCAAGTCAACGTGGTGTATTACCATTAGGTTTATTCAAACTATTAAGACCATATATTGACCAAATTGACAATATACATTTACTAGAGACAATAATGTATAGTCCCAAACTTACAATCGCTGGTCAAGTTGATTGTATCGCTGAATATAATGGTAAATTATCAGTCATAGATTTTAAAACTGCTAACAAAGAGCGACAAGAAAGTTGGATTGATAACTATTTTTTACAAACTACAGCATACGCACAAATGTATGAGGAGACTTTCGGAAAAAACATAGATCAAATTGTTATTTTACTTGCCTCAGAAGATGGTTCAGTACAAAACTTTGTTAAAGAAAAAAAGGATTATATGTCGCCCTTGATGCAATCCGTTGATGATTTTTATAAATATTATCAAGAGCAAAACAAAGATAAAATCAAGCAAGACTAGGCCCATATTTTACTTTAGAGAGAAAGGGCGAATGAAAAAATTAATACTTACAATCATACTCTGTCTGTCTACAGCAATAGCATTCGCTGAAGAAAAAGACAGAAAAGCAGAAGATAGAATAGAAAACTTACCTGGTATCTGGTGGGAGCAAGTTCCTACTGTATGTGTACCAAATACAACTTTACTAGAATTTACACAAAGAAAAGGTTTTCAACCATTAAATAGAAGTTATGGTAGAAACAAAGGGCAGCCAGATGGTGAAATAGTTTACATTGTCACTTATTGGTTAAATGTAAAAGACAATCAAGTAATGTCATCAGTAATGGTTCCTAACGCAAAATACAGTTGTGTACTTTATAGAACTTTTGATTTACAAGTTAATCCTGATTTCGAGTTTGAAATAGGAATAAGTACATAGACTTGACAAAAAGCACAAGGTGTGATATATTATAAATGTCATATGACAAAGGGCGCCTAGGCTAGCGTCAAAGCGCCCACTATATTAAGGAGGAGTGAAATGGCAGACAACATAGACAGAGACACACACGACCACGATTTAACTTACGAGAACGAACAATCAACGGTCACAATCCCACTTAAAGAATACGATAAATTAAAAGATCAAAGTAAATATATTACTGATGATACTTTAATAGGTCACATAGATAAGATAGAGTTTTTTGTAAAAGAAATCAGAAAACATATTGTAAGGAAATGGTAATGAATAAAAAACATTGGGAACAAGTAGATATAGAAAACGAATACATAATGAAACGTATGCATCCAGCAGTTATGATACCTGGATTTTTTATAGGATTTATGGTTCTAACTGGCTGTATATTTAAAATATATATGGGTTGGTAATGAATAGTAAAGAATTTAGTTTAACAATAGAAGGTATTGTCAAAGAGAAAAAAATATCTCATATGGACGCAGTGATCTGGTACTGTGAAGAAAATGGTTTAGACCCTAGTCAGGTATCATCATTAATATCAAAATCACTAAAAGAAAAAATACAATTAGAGGCCACAAATTTGAGAATGTTAAAGATACCAAAATGTGGACAATTACCAATTTAGATTATGTATGGTGGGTTTGATGTATATAAAACATATCTTGCTGTTAAGTTACACTTTACATCTGATACATATGACTATTATAAGTATGATGGTAAAGTCAATGCAAAACTTGACACATTTACTAAAAGAAAGGATAGATACTTTTTTCATAAGTTAAGCACACGATATGCAGAAACTGATATACTTGATTTCTTTGTTGCTAACTTTCTTGCAGATAGCAAGAGATGGATTGGTAATCTTTTGGCAAATGATGGTAGAGACGTTTATCTGGATTATAAAAAACGTAAAGAGGCATTTGCCTACCATTTTAAACAAGAGTGTGGAACTATCATTAGTGACCTTGGCAAGCGTAATATTTCTTTTAATGATGGGTTTATTCCTCCTAATGGACAGCATCCAAGAATCTTACGTTTACTTATTCAAAGGAAAATTAGTTACCAGACCGCGGTCGTGTTGGATCACTTTCTTGGCTTTACTAAAAATTGGGATAAAGAAATTACCGAGAAAGTTGTATGGCCTGAAATCTCACTTAAGGTTTCCAGAGTAAAACCGTTTGTGAATTTTAATGCAACAGAATGTAAATTAATTATGAAAGAGGTATTTGTTAATGACTAAAGTAGTTTTTTGTATAGGTAATGGGCAAACAAGAGCGTCAATAGATTTAATTAAGTTAAGACCACATGGTAAGATTTATGGTTGTAATGGATTATATAGAGACTTTACACCAGACGTATTGTGTTCTGTTGATGGACCTATGATGCATGAAATATATCAAAGTGGTTACGCAGACAATAATGAGACTTGGTTTAGAGATTGGAATCCTGTTCCTGGTATGGTTTATGATAGTGTTGTCTTTGCTAATTTAACACCAGAAGAAATAAGTGTTGCTAAAAAGAATTTTAAAATTTATGAAAACAAAAGAGAAGATAGACAAGAGTTTGTATTTCATGGGTCTAGTATATCGGGTCAGGTCGGTATAATTAGAAGAATTGCTGGCGGTGAACAAATTGAAAAGAAACAAATAAAACATACAGGTTGTTATGTAAGTTGGATTAACCCTAATAACAAAGCACATACACTAAAAGATTTAGGTGAT